GTGTATAATGTTGTTACACCTGTTGTAGTTAAATCTACTTTTTTATTTAAAAATGTATTAGCCAAAGTAATAAGCCTCCGCTTCTGCTTCGTCTTTAATGTCTTGTTGGAAAGTTGTATTTAATTTTTGCACAATACTATCTATATCTCTAACAAACGATTGTTGTATTTGTTCGTCATAATCTTTTGTAGGTTGTGTAAGTGATTGTACAATTCTAGCCATTATCTTCTGCCATCCGGTTGTATATCTAATCTAAACGTACCTAGTTTCCAAAATTGACTTGTACTACTATTAGATACTTTTAATGCAATAGATCTAGATCTTGCACGTGTATCTATTTTTTGTGTACCACTGGTTACTGTAAATGGACCAAGAGAGGAACTTGCTGCAGTGTCATTTGGAAAATCTTTAAGGTTTAATGTAATAATAGCATCTCCTGTTTGAGATAGAAAGTCAGGTAAGACTCTTCTAATTTTCATCATAAACTCACCATCACCTTGTAATCCTTGTGCTCCTATATCAAAATCTCCAGATTCTATATTAGCAGTTATTGCACTTGTAGCTCCTTCTTTAATTTGATCTAATCCTTTTTCATGTTCAAAGTACGTTGACGTACCATCAGTGCATCCAATTACATGATCTTTACTTGTCGTAGGTGTTGTGCCACTTGTATTATATTCAGTTGCGTGAGGTTGACCAAACACTGCAGAATCTTGCCATGCAGATCTTGCTAGGGTTCCTGTAGTCCACACTGGTCTTTGAGGTGTGGAGTCAAGATAATTGTAAGCAACCATTCTATTAACAGTTCCTGCTCCTGAGTTTGGATAAAACCACATGACCTCACCAAACAAATTATTTAAACCTACATTAATGTGTTGTTTTGGAATTGTATTAATATCATCGTAAACATGATCCTCCACCAAACATGGCAAGGATTCTAATTTACCTGTGTATCTAAAGAAACCATTTTCTGACATCCAATAAGCAGAACCATCAACTTCAACGGCGGCATTCTTACCAATCAATCCACAGTTAGTACCTACTTGTTGAAATGAAAAAGTAAAAGGTGCACCAACAAATCTCATAATAAATAATGCTGTATCGGTCCAAACATATATTGCATCTCTACCTCTAATGGCTCCTACAATTTTAGATCCATCTGCTAGTCTTTGCGTACCTGCTGTATTAACAGCACTAGGTGCATAAGAAGTTGTTGAGTCAATGTTTTCTTGATCAGAAAATCTAATAAACATTTCATCTCTTGATGATTTAGTTCCAATTGTAGTTTCTGTTCCAAAAAATATTAAGTGTCTATCGGGTGTAGATACTAAACTAAAAGCTGATGATGTTGGAGCATTAGGAAGTAAAGTTGCTCTTGTGTTGTTTGCTGTTATAGGATCTGAATCCCATTCAAATGTTTCTCCACCTGATATAGTTGCAATAAGTTTGTTACCAAAATTATCTAAGGACCATAGTCCAGGTGCTGTTACAACGTCACCAGAAGCTGCAGCGTTCCATGCAAAAAAACTTGATGCGTCTGTTACCGTTGCGCCACTAGAATGTGAAGCTGCTGTTGTACCTAAAGCTCCTCTAGTTAAACCTGATAGTACATTGTTGCTGTTTCCAGTATAAGTAATTAATTCATTATCTACTTGTATTGTTCCTGATGATCCAAAAGAAGATGAACTTGCCATAGTTAAAGATGTAACCGATGTATTTATTCCTGATGCAAGTGTTGATGTAAATTGCCCTTGTTGTACACCACCCCATGATCCAAGACCCCAACCGGTTGATGCAACTTCTACTGCTGGTCCAACAGAATAATAAAGTTTTACTCTGATACCACCAGATGTACTTGCACCTGATCCTGATTCATTAGAGGCCATTGTTACAGTTAGTGTAGTAGTTGTTGGTACACTTGTAACTTGAAATTTGTTGTCGTCAAAATTGGCTGAGTTAAAATTAGAATTTGTTATAGAGGTAAAATTATCTAATAAAATAATATCCCCTTTGTTTGCATTGTGTGCTGATGAAAAAGTTAATGTTACAGTTGCTGATCCGTTAGTTGTAGAAAAGGCAGATGTTAAAGTTGTTGTAGCTTTAATTGGATGGATGTCATAAAAAATACCACCTGAATAAGCATACAATATCCTGTTTGTTCCAAGGGCCGCGTATTTAATACCACTAGCATTTACAAAATGGTGTAGCGCTGTGTTACGTCCCGTAATATCTACTGAACCTAATTGAGCCCAACCTCCTATTTTTTCAGGTGTACCGTATCTAAATCTAACATTATCACCATTAACCCATTGGCCTTCGCCACCAGTTGATGTAACTTGTTTATTAAATCCTGGTTGGAAATTAACTTTTTGTAACATAGTGTGATCCTATGCTCTACTATGGTTTAGTTGGCCACGTAGCGTCTGTACATTTAGCAACAGTATCTTTACCAGCTGGTAAATCTCGAAGAGCTTGTCTGTAAGTTCTCATATCGTCTGATATAGCATTACCTTGTTCAAGTTCTGATACAATTTCCCAATCATACGCTTTTAAAAGACCATCTCTTTTAGATCTTAAATCCGCTAAAGCTCTAGCAGGAGCAGCATTAGTCCAAGCTGTTTCCTCATTGTCTCTAGCTGTCTCTTCAGCTGCTGTAAATTGTACTCTGTTACCGTTAATGTTGTGATATCTTGGCATAGTTTTCTCCTTTGTGTTTAATTAACATGTTTATAGTATTCCGTAAAGGCAAATATCTCCAGCGTCTATATTGCCACTTTCCATGGTAAATTGTACCGCATCAATTGCAGCTGTTACATTGCAATAACCTGCAGCGAAACTTTGCATTGAATAATCTCCACTATAAACACAATTTGAATTTGACATGAAGTGTTTTACAAATGTTGTGTCCGATGGATTAAATAACGTAAGACTACCACTTGCACTTTCGTCATTTGCATTTCCTATATCCATAGTTAAAGGTTGTGCTGCTGTGCTTTGTGCTAAATCATCATCTGTTCTGTAGCTTAAATTTCCATTGGTTCCATTTTCTCTGTGTTGTGCTCTAAAAAATGTTGTAGTTTTAGGTGCATCATAAGCTGTACTACCATCTCTAAAATTTACAAATAATTTAGAATCATCTGTTGCTGGGTGTATGTCTTTAAAAGTAAATAAATATTCTTTGTAGGTAGAATCTAATACTACACTTGATGCCCCATTAACAAAAGTTAAATTAGCATCTGCACTAGCTGTTAACTTTTTAATAAAAACCATGTTAGCTCCACCCGCTGATAATGATCCAAAGGTAGTAGCTGCTCTAGCTCCTCGGTCATTTATTGTTATAAGTTTATTTGAAGGTAATGTCATTATGAATCCGATATTCCGTAAAGTTTAATTGTTCCAAGTTGAATATTGTTTGTATCTAATTTGAATTGTACAGCATCAATAGCAGCAGTAACATTACAATATCCAGCAACATAATTGCTAACAAAGTGAGGATCGGCATCATCACTTACATAATTTACATTTGATATAAAATGTTTTACAAAAGTTGTAGAACTTGGATTAAATAAAGTCATTTCTCCACTTGCACTTTCATCATTGTCAGTACCAATTTGAGCTGCACCAGTTAATTTTTGAAAACCAGCAACTTGTGCATTATCTTCTGAAGTATTATACTCAAATGCTGTTCCAGCATCATTTTCAAAATTATATCCATAGTATATAGTACATGTGTTAGTAGCGTCAAAATTTGTTCCACCATCTCTAAAACCAACCATAAACTCACTACCAGAACCTGATGGATGAATATTAATAAACTCAAACTTATAAATAGGGTAAGTATCATCTAATACAACACCATCAGTTCCATTTACAAAAGATAATGTACTATCTCCACTAGCAGTTAAAGTTTTAATATGAACTAACGCACCTGCGCCTCCACCTCCAGCTGCTGTAGGGGTAGTTGTTAGATCTTTAATTGATCTATCATTGTATTTAACTAATTTATCTAAACCTTTAATAATTGGCATTATTGTATATCTCCTACTCCGTACATTTTAATTACTCCACTATCTATATCTCCAGATGACATTGAAAACTGAACACCATCTATTGCAGCAGTAACATTACAATAACCAGCAATAAACTCGTCTTGAGAATAATCTACATAATAATTATTAGATGTTCTTGCTATAAAATGTTTTACAAATGTAGTTGAAGATGGATCAAATAAATGTAATTCTCCACTACAACATTGGTCCGCATCTGCACCTATAAATATTCCTAATCTTTGCGCTCCTGTACCTTGTGCTAAATCGCTATCAGTTCTATAAGCTAAATAACTTTCATTATTTGAAGCATCTTCATCATGGCCAGCTCTAAAAAATGTTGTAGTTTTTGTAGCATCATAAGCTGTACTACCATCTCTAAAACCTACTTGTAAATGTTTTCCGTCTGTTTCTGGATGAATATTAATATATTTAAATAAATAGCTGTCATAAGTAGAATCTATACTACTATCAAAAGTTAAATTAGCAGAACTAGATGCTGTCGCTGTTGTAAGTAAAGTTAAATTACCATTAACCAAAGCTGCTGCTGTTGGCAACGCTGTGATTTCCGTTAGTGCTCTATTAACTGCTGTTCTAATAGCCATAGATCAATCCTATACGTAACCAAAAAATTCTATTAATATTTTCCCTGCTGAATAATCTGCGTTTGTAGCTGCGCCAGTAACCATGTATAAATATTTGTTAGCAGCTGGAGGTGTTGGAATCCCAACAACAGTTCCAATTGCAAGATCTCCACTATCACACATTTGTACTTGATTAGTTAAACTAGTTATTGCAGCATCTTCCGCACCAGTAGCTTCGTCTGCATACCAAAGATTAATGTCAGGGTCTCCACCAGCGGGAGCCTCGAAACAAGTTATCTTGCCACCTAAAACTGTACCATTAACAGCGGCTGTAATTTGTCCTATGTGAGAGTTTGCTGTACCTGCTTTACCTATGATGTCTCCATTACCAGAACTTGCTAGTCCTGTTAAATCAATTAAAATTCTTGTGTGTAAAATGTTTCCTAACTTTTGTACATCTGATCTGTAAATTGTGTTTGTACCATTTGTAATACCAGTACCAGCAGTTAAAGCTGTAACAGCAGTTGTACCCATACTTGCTGGAACAACGGTCCCATCTGATGGTTGACCTAGATCTAAAGTGTCCCCCATAACAGTTATAAAATCAATAACGTCATCTGTTGTTAGTGCTGCTGCAAATATAATTGTACTGCCTGAAATTGTGTAAGAAGATATTGGAGCCTGTAATACACCATTTAATGACACTAAACAGTGTTGAGCTGATTGTGGGCTGATTGCAACACTACCTACTGCTAGGTTAAATGTAGCAGTTGCGCTTACAGATATTGCATCGCAAGCTTGAAAATTACCGACTGTGGGTTGACTACCTATATAGGCCATATTAAATTACTCCTTTTAAATTGTTTATCATATTAAACTATTCCGTACAAGGTGATAGTTCCAGCGTCTATGTTACCTGATTGATATTTAAATTGCATTGCGTCTATATCTGACGTGGTGTTAAAGTATCCAGCAACATTTGCGTCAACAGCGTAATTAGTAGCTGAATAAATAGATGTTCTACATATAAAATGTTTTACAAAAGTTGTAGAAGATGGATTAAACAAATGTAATATTCCAACATTACATTGATCATTATCTGAACCTGTAGTTCCACTTGTTTGTTGAAAACCTGTTCCTTGTGCTTGGTCAAAATTACCTTGATAGCCAAGAGCAGCGGTACTATCCGCTTCATTATGATTTGCAAAAAAAGTTGTTGAAGTTATTGCTACATTATAATTAGAACCTGCATCTATACTTCCTTGAAACGTAAATATTTGATCGTCTGTTTGCGGATGTAAATTATTAAAAATAAATACATACTCTTTATGTGTAGAAAAATCAACTCCTCCACTACCATGAACAAAAGATAAAGTACCAGAACCAGAAGCTGTTAGCTTTTTAATAAATGTAAGAGCACCT